AGACGACGCGGGACCGGGATCCATGACCACAAGAGAACACCTCCGCGGGTAGTGTAGCGCGCACCGTTCACGGTCGACCCTCTCCGGTCGGTCGTGCCGCTGTTATGCTCGGGTCGTGCTCAAGGGTCGGACGGTAGACGCTCGGATCCATAGTGGCAAGAAAAGAGGAGGCTCGGAGACCATGACGAAGCGACCGAGAATGACCGCCGCTCTTCGCAAAGCGTTGAAGCGCCTAGCATTGACCGAGGTCGGAGAGCTTGAACCTTTTTTGAGGCAGACCCGGACAGAGGACGGACTCGAGACGACTCGCGTCGATCCGAGGACGATCGAGACCCTCATCCGTTGCGATCTCGTGCATATCGCGGAGACCTCCGAGGGTCGCCGCTATGCCCTCTCCACGCTCGGTCGATGCCTCTCCATGGGCAGACCGCCGGAGACCGCTCCCGTCGAGGCTCTCCCGGTGATAACGCCGACGCTCGATGACGTCGATCCCGAGGGTCTCCCGATCGGAGATCCGACCGAAGGCGATCAATGGTTCGGACCGGTCGGACATGCTCGGACATGGTACCGGACCGACACGCTCACAATGGACGAATGGAGAGCGCGCCGGTTCGAGTATGTCGGAGCCTCGGAGGTCTCCGCCGTCCTCGGCCTCAACGCCTACAGAGGACCGCTCGACGTCTATCAAGAGAAGGTCGGCATCGTCGACGGGAAGATCGACGCTCAAGTGATGCGGCTCGGGACGCTTCTCGAACCGTCGATCATCGAGTTTGCTCGGCGCGAGTATGACCTCGAGATCTTCGAGGTGCCTCAATTGCTCGGACATCCGGACCACGATTGCTTGAGGTGTAACCTCGACGGACTCGCGGTGATAGACGGAGAAGAGGTCGTCGTCGAGGCCAAGCACGCCGGCGCCCGCGGTTCTCGTGAGCATCTCACGAGGTTCGCATCGTCCGGAGAGGTCATCCCCGGGACATCTCTCGCGACCTGGTTCGTCCAGATCCAGGCTCAACTCGCCGTGACCGGTCTCAAGCGCGCTCTCCTCGTCGCTCTCTGTGATAAGGACTTTCACGTCGTCGAGGTCGCGCCCGATCCGGACATAACTCGGCTCATCCTCGGGAGCATTCCGGCGTGGTGGTCGAGGTTCGTCGTCCCGAGGACCGAGCCGCCGGCGACGAGAGCCGACTCGAAGACCATCGATCGGATCTTCCCGATGAGCGATCCGGAGAGAGCGCCCGTCGAGCTATCCGAGAACCTCGCCGCGATGGTCGTCGAGCTTCGCGAACTCCGCGACAAGGGCGCCGCGGTCGACGCTCGTCGGGACGAACTCTCGACCATGCTCAAGAACGCTCTCGGGAAGTCCGAGACCGGGACCTTCGACGGCGAGTCCCTCGTGAGCTGGAGAACGCACGAGAGGACGTCTCTCGATGTCGCCGGCATACGTGAGACCCATCCCGAGATCGCGTCTCAATTCACGACGAAGAAGACCTCCCGCCGCTTCACATTCTAGGAGATCCGCCCATGAACGACCCGATCGACGCATCATCCCTTCCCGCCTCGACCCATCCGACGATCCGAAGGGTCCGCGAGGACCTCATCGCCGACGGACGGAAGATCGAGGCATCCCTCCCTGGTCACATGTCACACCTCGCCGGCGACTTTATCCGCCTCGCGCTCGTCGAGTTCCGCCGGATCCCGAAGCTCGTCGAGTGTGACCCGCGATCCATCGTCGGCGCCGTCCTCGATTGCGCCCGGCTCGGACTCAAGCCGGGTCCGCTCGGCCACGTCTACTTCGTGCCCTACCGGAACGAATGCCAACTCCTGATCGGGTATCGAGGTTTGATCGAGCTTGCTCTCCGCTCCGGTGAGATCGAGAGCATCGAGGCTCGGGTCGTCTATGCCGGCGAGACGTTCGAGGTCGACTACGGGACGAGCCCGAGGATCGTCCATAGACCGCGGTTTGACGTCTCTCACGCCTCCAAAGACGTGATCGCGGTCTACGCCATCGCTCACCGCCGAGTCGGCCTCCCGTCGTTCGACGTGATGTCCCGCGCCGAGGTCGCCGCCATCGAGGCGAAGTCGAAGGCGCGAGGCGGACCATGGTCGGATCCGGCGTTCTGGTCTGAGATGGCCCGGAAGACCATCACGAAGAGGCTCGCGAAGTATCTCCCGATCTCGACTGAGCTCGCCGAGGCGATAGCCATCGACAACGACGGGACCTCCTCGGCTCCAGCTCGACCGCCGGAGATGCCTCGGCGCGATCCTCCTCCCGCCGTCGAGGCTCACTCGTCGCTCGTCGATGCCGCGTTGACATGGACCGCTCAAACGGAGGACGGAGAGCCATCGGCGACCGGTTGACCCCCTCCGGTTACACCCGGTTACACCGCTCCGGTGTCGTTGGTTGTAATAGAACACCGCTCCGGTTTACATTGGAGACATGGAAACACGAACAAACCCGGAGGACACGATGAAAGCGCGCAAGCACCCACGAACGATCGCCGACGTGAAGGCGGACCCTCGAGTCTCGTCAATCCACCAAGAGTACAACGGACCGCGCCCTTCGTGGTGGGTATACCTCAAGCCGGGTCTCATATGCATCGAGATGGATTGCGGGACCATTCACGAAGACACGATCGCGGACGTGTGCTCGATGCTGCGGGAGGTCGTCACCGAGTCGCAATACAAGGATCTGAAATCCGCGAGGGCTCAAGAGATCCTCGAGGACCGTGTTCGCAAGAGCGCCGAGGAGGTGACCCGATGAAAGCGCACACGATAACGACGCCGACGCCACAAGAGGCATGGAGCATCGTCGCGGTAATTCAGGAGGGATCGACCATCGACCATCCCCACGGGAAGATCGAGATCACGAAGAACGACGACGGGACGTGGACCGTGACCGAGCACGTCGAGGAGGTGACCCGATGAAAGCGCGCAAGGAGAGCACCGTCGAGACGACCGCTCCACTCGCCGACTTGCTCAAAGCCGCCGAGCGCGCGCTCTCGCTTCTCGATGCGCTCGGCTCCGGGGACCTGAGCATCGATCGCTGTGGAGGTCAGACCGCGTCCGAACTTCGAGACGCGATCGGCGCGATGAAGAGCGCCGAGGAGGTGACCCGTGGATCTGCATGAACTCATGAGAGAGCACGGATCCGAGGAGGTCGCCGACGTCCTCGGCGTCTCGATCGGCGGTCTACTGAACAAGAGATCCGGACAACGACCGATCACGATCGACGATCTGTTCTTGCTCCTTCGGCACTATGGATCCACATTCGACGCCGAGAAGACGGTCCGCCGGATCGGCTCTCGACGGTGGGATCGGAGAAGGAGCGTCGACCATGGATGACGAGACGACGGAGACACGACGGACGAACCTCGACCTCGTCGGCGAGGTGATCGACATGGGTTATCTCATCTCGCCGACGGAGTCGGGTTATCGCGTGACCTTTCAGGGAGTCTCGATCCATGCCGGGATCGATGAGATCCCGACGTCGATCGCCGCGTTGAACCTCCTCATCGCGCATCTCTCTCAAGGTGCCGACGCCTAGCCGTCGATTTTCCAGCGTCTAACGGGTCCGCCCCTCTTTCCGGTAGGCTCGGGCGTGTAGACCGTCCAACCCTCGCGAGAGAGCCTCCAGAGGTGCCAACGGGCGACGCTATAGGGGAGGCCGAGAGTCGTCTCGGCCTCCTTCGCGGTCAACCCGCGCTCTCCGCGCTCGTATAGAAGAGCGAGGATCCGGTTCCCTGTGCTCGGCTCGTCGCTCACCGCGGAGGGTCGATCCTCGTGATGAGATAGACCGTCGCGAAGGACCCGACCACGAGTCCGACCGATCCCCAGATCGCAGGATGCTTCCATAACGGCGGAGGATCGATCGTCCTCGCCGCCTTGTCTAGTTCTCGGGATAAGACCTCGGCGCGAGACCGCTCGATCGCGGCGATCTTCCGTTGAGCCTCGAGGTCGGCGGAGAGCCGAGCCCGGTCCAGCTCGCCGCGGGATCTGCATTCCGGGAGGCGGAGACGGAGACACTCGATCGCGTGAGTCGCCTCATCAGGAGGGACGAGAAGACCCGAGCACGGCGCGACGAGACCATCTTCGACCGGGACCGCTTCGGAGCATGTCGCGGCGATAGCTCTCCAGGGAAGAAGGACGAGGACGACGACGAGCGCGGCGGCTCTCATTGTTTGAACGTGTCCGACCATAGGCGCGCGAGTTCGTCGGGATCGTTTCTCGCCTTGTCGATCTCGGTCTTCACGCGCTCGAGCTTCTTCTCTGCGTCTCGATGCCTCTTGTCCGCCGCGCTCTTCGCTCTCTCGGCGACGGCTCGCGCCTCTCGAGACTCGACGGCGACCCTCCGAGCCTCGTCCGCGTCTCGCCTCGATGCCTCCGAGGACGCTCTCGCGCTGTCCCGGTCACGAGCCGCAGCTCTCCATAAGAAACCGAGGATGAGGGTCGACGCGGACGCGATAGCGGCGACCCATAGGATCGCGTTACTCAAGATCGGCCCCATGGTCACAAGGACCGCACGTCCAATCACGAGAGGACGGGTTGTAGTTTGTGCTGTTCGTGAAGCACTCCGGGCAATCCGGACGCCCGCCGAACTGTAGCTGTTCGCATATCTTGGCGAGGCGGTCGATCTCATCGAGACACTCGAAGACCGTCGAGACCGGAGCCTCTCGGCCCTCCTCCTCGGCCCTCTCAGCCCTACTCCGCTCCCTGTTCGTGTTAATCACTATCGGCGCGCTCGATGTCGTCCTCGGTGAGAGCTGGACGAAACTCGGTCGACTCGGGAGGCGTCTCGGAGAACTCGCTCTTCGCTTCCGCCCTCTTCCCGGTCCGATCCTTCGGCGCCGTCGACCCGCTCCGCTTCTCCATGATCCGCTTTATGAGGCCGACGCTCTCGGTCGTGAGCGAGCCGGCGCCTATGCCGAGGATGAGGCCGAACCGCTCCGAGTCCGGGAGGAGAAACCAACCGAAGACGGCGCCGGAGACGACGGAGGTCAACCGGAGGATCGTCCCTCTCCACGCCGGTTTCGCCTTGTCCGGTCTCCGCTCGATGATCGCTGGCTGTATGAACTTCTTCACGACCTCGGTCACCGAGGCCGAGGCGAGCGCGGCGCAACCGATGACCATCTCGATAAACTCCCACGAGACGCCCTCCGGCATCATAGATCCTTCTTCGTGATGGTCTTGAGTTCAATGACGAGGCGATCGAGTTCTCGAAGGTTGTCCTCTTGACGGGTCAAGATGACCTCTTGACGCCTCGCGCCCTCGGACAGAGACCGGACGTCGCCCTTGATGCCGACGATCTCGCTCTCGTGCTTCTCGA